TTGCATGTATTCGTCTCCTGCGTCTTGTTGCGCAGAACTTCTTGCCTCCATGCTGTAATGGCGAACGTCGCGGTTAATTTGCGACTCGGCCAACTGTACAAACGTCGGTATGACGCTAGTCAGATCGCTACGGTTTAGGAAGTCTGCAACCGTCGATTGTAGAGTTGAGTAGTTTGTGATTGTCATTTATAGATTCTCCGGAATATTTTGCAATATGCCATAATTTTTTTCGCCGATAAGCCGTCTTTGACGCTCCATTGCGGCCCTTTTTGCGGCTTGATAATAATCATCAATTTCCATCAACATATCATCGTAAGTATATGCTTGCGTTGCCGCATTTACTCCAGGCTGATCGTATGCGCCTCTATTTATTTGATTACCTTGATCGTCTAATTTATATCCTATTGGCACTCCTGCCCAAATTCCACCAAGATCACTAGCAAAACCAGTAGGATCTTCGTACGCTCTTTTTGGAGTAAATGAACCTTCATTTGCTTGCTTAATTAGGTATTCAGCAATGGCTCTTTGAGCGTTTTCGTCGTATTTTCCTGTGGATGGATCTATTCCGGCAGAGATTGCCCTATTAACAAGATATTGAGGCATGTTTTGATAAAGCCCAGACGCTCCAGTACCTTTACCTGTAGTTGCGGCAAATGCTTCATCAATTGTCATGTCTTTAGCTTTATAACTTTTATCTATATCTGAGAATTTTTTTGGAAAACCTCCGATATTTACTGCGTTTGGATCATTTCCAGATTCTGCAATGCCTATTTTAGATAAAATTCCAGCAAGAAGAGGATCTGCTTGCGCATCCACCAAAAGAGTTCCGCCTCTGTTTTTGAATCCTACGCTTCTGAGATCGCTATTGCTGGCAGATCCGGCAGATTTAGTGGCTTTATCTATAACTCCAGTTTGCGGAACGCCTAATATCCTCTGAAGCTCTTTAACTGTATCAGCGCCAGCATTTTTTGCTCTTGTATAAGTATTTGGGCCAAGATAAGCGTCTATTTCTTCGCCCTGAAAGCCCAAATTGCTTTGTAACTGTATCAGCGCCCGTATTCTTTGTGGTATATCCATGTTCTATCCCTTAAAACAAGAGTCCAGTATCCAGATTTCTGGCATTTTTTCTATCATTTTGTTTATTTTGGTTAATTAAACCGCCAGTTGCGACTGGGGCGGCACTAAATAATGGCTGGCCTTGAGATACTTTGGATTTTAAATCTTCTGTAAGGTCTATCGACAAAAATTCTTTGTCCCCTTGAACACCAGCATTGATAACTGTCTTACCAGATTTTGTATTTAACCTTTTTTTGGCGTAATCTTTGACATAATTAGGAATCTTGTTGTCATACCATTCCTTCATGCCCTTACCACCAATATCTAAGTCCAATCCAGATATTGAATTTTTTTCGCCTCCAGCCATGATTTTATTAGCCAAATCTTTGCCAACTACAGCAGATAATGGTTTTCCTTTGTACATGTTGCGGTTATCGCCAATTCTGCCTGTTTGTATTACGCCCTCTTTGTTTACTGTCAGGTTTATAGTGTTGTCAACACCTCCAGTTGTAGGTATCAAAGTAATTCTTCTAATATCTGGAGATCCATCAAGAGTGTTTACATTTACCTGTTTAATGACTCTACTTAACTTATATCTTTCTATCTGCACAGCAGAATCAACAAAAGCTATTTTGTCGTAGCCACCTTTAACTGCCGCGTCTATAGCATTTTTTATCGCAACTTTATACCAACTATCTTTGAATGGAGCCTCGTCAGGAGCTTGACCTTTTAAATCCCAAGACATTCTGTCAACCGCCTCTTCTTCTGCTACTGTCCTTGAATTAAATGTATCTACTACGTCTCCGTCAGAATTAACTAAGTCGTATTGATCCATATCATTTTTAACTACTTTGTATTTGCTATCTGAATATTTTGCGTATCCCTTATCTCTTCCGACTTGATGTAAATCAGACTGGACTTCTTCTACCAAGAAAACTTTTTTGCCGTCGGCATCGATTCTACCTGTGCCTCGAACCCATCCAACTACATTCTCTTCGTTTTCGTAATGTCTTCCATACCACTTGAATTGAGAGTTTGGAGCTTTAATTAATAGCTCAACATCATCTGAAATTGTTCCAGGCAAAGTCCATTTAGTATATTGAGGAACATCAAAAGCCCCTTCATTCGAGATATTTAAGTTTTTAAATTCTACTTTAGGTTTATTCCTATTAATGTATTGTTGGACTTCTTCTCTAGTTAAATTTGGCTTGCTTTGCAAAAACTTATCAAGCCCCATAAATTCAATTTCTTCATTGGTTACATTTGCGCTATTTTTTATATCGTTTAAGTATCCTTGCCCTGGGCCTGATTTTCTTTTCAAGTTTAGTCCAGCTTGCTCAACAGCAGAATAAAATCCTTGCTCGTTTCTTTGTGCTAGTTGTGCGACTTGATTTCCTCCTGGTGGAACTGCATATCTATTTGCACCAATTGCGTCCATAGCATTTTCATACATGCGGCCAGCTACTTCTGGAGCGCCCTCTAACAATGCTTTGCCGCCTCTGCCAATTGCTTTTGCGCCACTTATTAATGGCTTTGCAGATCCAGCGCCAATCAAGCCAGCATCTAGCACTTGTTGATCAGTCATAGGAAATCCATAAGATAGCTCATTAAGTCCTTCTGGAGCTTCCCCATAAATAAAATCTCCAATAGGCAATGTTCCTTCTACCTTAACCGGCTCTCTTCCTTCTGCGCCTACTACTTCGGCTCCAAATCCAACATCTCCAAAGGCTTGCCCAACAAAGGCTTTTAAATTTGGCATATCGTTCAAAACATCTTTGCCAAGTTTAAATGCATCTGAAATAAGACCTAAAGCCGCATTCCTCCTAATCGGATTTACCTCAGCACGTCTTGGAGTATTTATCATTGACTCCATATTCTGCTGAATAGTTGGCTTCATCGGATTGAAATCTTCGAGCGGCGTTCCTTGCTTGTAGTTTTTGCTGAACTCTAACGCCGCATCTTTGTTCTGACCAAACGGCAAGAAATTGCCACTAGTAATGGCCTTCTCCATCGCGGTGTCAAAGTCGTTCCTGTAATCGTTTAAGTTGCCATCGGCATCCTCTTGAATTAGCGGAAACACATACCAATTGCCATCGCTGTCCATTTCGGCCGCCATCAAATGCGTAGATATTGAGCCGTCATCATTCATGATGAACTTGTGGTTTTGCGGATTGTATATGCGATCCAAGAACTCAGGCGGTGCGGCTCCGGCCGCCCCTATCGTTGCAAGGCCAGCCGCAGTTACTCCTGCCTTCTCAAGATTCTTTAGCACTTTGTCGGTTATCTGTCCTCCGACGACGTTGTACATCAATGAAGTCATATCGTCGCCAGTCAAGTTTGCTCGATTAACATTTCTTTCGTAATCAGCAAATCCTGCTTTTGCCTTCATCGTAGGATTAAGATCAAAAGGAGTTACGTCACCTTCTATCAGCCTTCCAAGTCCTTCGCCCTCAAAAGCCGCTTTATATGTGCTGTGGTTTGATGGAACTATATTTCGGCCACTTAACAGTCCGACGTTTTGCAATCTCATGTCAGGAGCTGAATACTGGAACGGCTCAGTGACGATTGCCCTTGCCTCCCCAGTTGTCAATCCGCCAAATTGATTAACGTTGCCTACGTTGCCAAACTTTTTTACAAAGTCAGCCCTTTGGCTTGCTTTTAAATTATTCCATTGACCAATCGATCTTGGATCATCAAGCCCGTACCAATCTGGTATGTAATTCTCTTTGATGTACTTGTTAACTGCATTTCTGTCACGTTTTCCTAACGCAGATTGCGCGTAACTTAACATCACGTCGCCGGTCATTGTTGATGAGTCTGCTGATCCTGGCCCCATCCGCCAAGGAAAATATAGCGGATCTTTCCCGTATAGGCCCCTTAAATGCTGGGCAAAATCATTTATGTACTTTGCCTCCTTCGGAGCATTTGCCCATAACAATCCTGGATTCTGGAACATGTAATTTTGTCCGCCCTCAAGATTGACAGGCCTTGCTAACTGAACGCCGTTGATGTTAGTTACCATTTCGCCAGCTTGGCTTCGATCCGACATGCCAGATATAAATGGCCGTCCTTCAAAATCAAATATGCTTACCGGATTTGGATCTGTAACTCCAGTGGTTTCAGTTCTGTATAAAAGATCACGGACTTTCTCTGCATCGTTTACTTTTGGGGCAACACGCGGATCTATCACTCTGCCCATCTTGATCAATTGCAATAGATTCACTACACAATACCTTTCAAGTTACGCCTAATCGGTTCGCCCCAGCTTGTCTGCATCGGCCTATGGCCGACGGCCAAGTATCTCATTGCGTCAGCACCGTGCGAAGTCCAATCGTGCCTTGGCCTACCTCGCCACGTTCTGCCTTTCTCATCGAAGTCTCGCTGATATTGTCTCAACGCTTCAATCCCTCGATTGCATTTCTTCTCATCAAACCAGCATCGATCCAACATGGATCGTACTGCCTGAATGCCGTCGTCAACTCGTAGGTTCGGTGCTATTTCGACAGGTCTAATTCCAAGATTGTCTAGCGTCTCAAGCCTGGATTTGCCCGTGCCTAGTTCCTTGACCTGCACATCATGAGGCAATATGTGAGATTCGTAAACATAATTCTTATCTTGCAACACGTTAGCGTAATGATCGAGGCCAACGCCAGATGATTCGTAGTAGTCGATCAGCCTAACTTCAGCACCGACATATTGCGCGAACCATATCGATGTCGAGTCTCCAACGCCCAAGTCCCATGCGGTCACAACGCCAATCGATCTATCATATGGCACATTCGTGATTCTGTTTTCTTCAGTCGCTCGCTTCATCTCAGTGCCGTAGTACGCGCCCATGATTGCGGCCTCGAAGCTACACTCAAACTCTTGCTCGTACCGATCCTCGCCCATGATCTTCAGCGCGTCCTCTAACTCAGCCTGCGGCAGTATATTTGTCTCGCTTGCTTTGTGCATTGCGGTATACCAATCGCAATCATCCTTGGCCTTGTCAAATATCTCCCAGAACTCATTCTTACCTTTCGGCGTACCAATGAATGTGGCGCGAGTTGGAGAATCTGGAGTGCTACGATCAGCAAGCGTCGGCCTGATGATCGTAGGCCACACGTTCGCTGGAAAGTCTGCTGGCTCATCCATCACGACTGAGTCGAGATAGATACCTCGCATCGACTCGGCAGACTCAGCGCCGAACAATCTAAGCCTTGCGCCGTTCGGAAAGTCGATCCGAAGCTCGGACTCGTTGACCTTTATGCCAGGGATGTGCTGGGTGTAATGCTTCGCATAATCCCAGCAAATCTGTTTCGCCATGCGAAAAGTTGGCGCAACGTAACCAACGCGCACATTCTCTCGCGGGGTCACGAGCGCATCTCGAATCAGGTCATTTATCGCGGCTACTGTCTTGCCGCACCTTCGGTGAGCCACCAGGCAAGCGAACCTTTGCTTGCGCCGGTGAAACGGCATCATTACATCTCTAGCTTCATAAGGAATATCTATCTCAGGCATGCCACCTCAAAAAGTCCGCGAACATCGCGAATACAGTTAACACCAAACAAGTTACCATCACGAACAGAAACTTATCAAAATTAGACATTCTCGCCTTTCCACTTGATGATCAACGGCCCGCCAGACTCGCCAGTGTGTTCGAGCTGTTGTTTTTCGCCATATCGTTTGGGCAATAGCTTTGATGCGACCCATTTGTGCGCGTCAACCTTCAATCGAGCCACGTTGTAAGTCTCAGGCGTTGCTTCGTAAGCGATCTCCAAAATATCTTCAGCCGCATATTCTTGTTGCGCATTTTTCGCGCGCGCGTATTTGTCGCGGATCTCTGGATGCCTGTACATCCAACGATAAAACGTAGATTTATCTGGACTCCAAGACTCATCGCTACAAATCTTATTCAGCGATCTTCCAGCCGCAATTTCCTCGCAAATTCTATCCACCAACTCATCGGTATAATCAGTTGGCCTTCCCATTTTCACTTCTTCACTCATCTCTAACTCCAACAAGTTATCCACAGCTCAAATTCTACTCGCAAATCTCGGGGACAAAAAGGACAAAAGACATACTCTAAAGAGTATGTCTTGTCTTGTCCTCCAATTATTTTGTCCTTGCATTTGTCTTTTTTTGCTTGTAAGTCATTGATTTTAA